TCTGCCGCTTGCAACGCCGCTTCTTCTTTTGGCCGCTTGACCTCTTTGATTACCACGTTCTTCCCTTCTATTGGACAATAACCTTTCCAATAGATAAACTTGTCGTCTTCGTCCCAATAATCGGTAGACTCAACCTGATGCCCTTGGGTATCTTTGGCAGGCTCTTCATACTTAGACCAAACATCACCGTAGAAGTGACCCTGTGGGCCAGCGTCGCTCATAGGTAGAGAATGCACACCGAACTATATAAGCTATGCCCTACATCCAGTCTGCGCCGTTCTTCTTCATATGTTCTTTGTATTGCTTTATTGTGTCTTTGCTGTTCCAGCCAGCATCAGTGAAGAACTTTTCCGCACTCTTCCTTATGTCGTCAAGCTCGTCAATCACCGTGTTGAACCAGTTGACTTGGGTTCCAAAGCCCTTAGCTTGTTTGACTACAACATCGGCCATCTCTTTATTGACTTCATACATGTAGGTCGGCTTGGTCGGACTCACCTTTTCAGAAACATCATGATAGCCCGTGTCTTTGGCCATCAGCGTTACTTCATCAATAGTCGCCTTTAGAGTGTCCACAAAAGCACTAGCCTCTCCCAATATCTCAGGCTCTGGCAATCCTCCTACTGAGCATCTTGGACAATCAGTAGACGGAAGTCCGTGAGGGCACATCTCAAGACCATACCTCGTCTTGTGCGCCTCTTCTCCTTTACCAAGAGAATCAAGGTAGGCAATCTGGTCTGGAGTCAAAGTTGTATCTTCTGGCGGTGGTGTTACAGAAGTCGAAGACCATTGTAGGTTCACCTTATCTTCTGGATAGTCCTCGTTCTTTAACCCATAGTGATTGTAAATGTAGTCGATAACTGTTTTATCTTCGTCGCTGAACTCAATATCAGGCGTGTCAAGATGCTGACCACAAGCGCAGTGTCTTTGGGGCACATACTTATCTTCGCACAGCATCATTGCTACTGTGTCCCATGATTGTCCAGTTCCAGTAAGTGGCCCCTCTTCCTCTCTTTTGATAGCCTCTTCTAGATGGAAAGCTTCATGACACTCTGGGCACCCGCTTATCGCCTCTTCCTTTTTCTTGCCTCCTTCTATCTGGTGCTTGATGTAACCACAATAGGCTGAAGGGTCGTCCTTCGACTTGTTCTTCGAGACGCAGTCTGCGAAGTCCTTATACTCACCCATAGGCATGAGATTAGTAAGGACGCAGCCCTATTTAAAGGTGATGGTCACTTTCGAGTTTTGGCAGCTTTCACAGGGATTGCCATCATGGTCACCCTTCGAGTGAAGTCGTTCAAGGAGTCGTCGTCTTTGGCGTAGATGACATGAATCTCCTTCATGCCTATCTTTCCTTGTTGGACTTCCATCTTGAAGTGCGTGCCCTTCGGCTTGATGCCAGTCTTTCGGGCCATGTAGTCTCCAAAGTCGCTGACGACCTTGCCCTTCTCGTCTAGGGTGTTCTTCCAGACGGCACCCTTGCTCAGTTGGAGTTCCTTCATGGTCGGCTTGATGACCAAGGGATATACGGCTGTTCCCCATTCTGCTGCTATTTTTTCGCTATACATAGGCACACCCTCTGTCGCCACCCTATTTAAGCATTTGGTAACAAATCACGAATCTTTATAAGACTCTCTTCCGCTTATATAAATGTATGAGGCTCTCAGGTGCTAAGGCCAGCGATGGGCGATTTGTCCTTCTGTTTGAAGGGCTGCATGACGACTGCAAGCATGTGAAGCACGTTGCCAAAGTTCTCGACTACACCTTTGTCTTCTGCAAGGAAACTTTGGCTCCTATGGTCATCTACTGTGGAGCTGAGATAGTTGACAACGAAGATGTTCTGACTCTGGTTATGGAACTAGCCGACAAGTATTCGCTCATGAGTGGCGTTGTCGAAAGCCCGTTCTTCAGTGAGCTTTCCAAGTCGCTGCTTTCGCTGGAAGGGATGACGCTTACTGGCTAGGGCAGGGCAATCTCAATAACTCTTGCGGCCAGTGTAGGATAGAACAACGCACCTGCGGTAACAACCTGCTCGTTGGAACGGCTGCCGACGTTTTCTCTTGTTAGCAAAGCTATCACGGGGTTGTAGGGTCTATGTTTCCTGTTCCTTTGAACAAGGCTGACGAGTTTACTAGGTCATACATTAGTGATATGGTAAGGTCTACTTTGAAGACAGGTTGACCATAGGCGGTCACTATGTCGGCTGGTCTTTGGTCTGTCAACCACAAGAATACATAATTATCGGCAAGTTGTAGTGCGGGTGGTTGGGTTAGTTCGTATATTCTGTCTCTGAATGATTTGTCCATTGAGTATCGTTGTCTGACGCTTGTAGACCACATTTGAATGTCAATGGTGGCTGTCCACCTCTGTCTGACTGCGGGGATGGAAATCCATTTTGTCGAGTGCCCACGAAGATGAACAACGACTCTTGGAATCTCATTTATCTTCTTAGGATAAATAGTGACAACAGGAACCTCGTTATCGTTCTCGTCTTTGACGTAGTTCTTTATCCTATCTAAGACGAATGTAATAGGGTCAACGTTCTCACCGATTACGATGGGTGTGCTCATACTCTACCTATCTTTCCTTAGTCCTGTCTTCCTTATTAACCTTATGGGTCGTTAGGGTCTGGCGGGTTGCTGGTGCCGCCACCACCTGTGGTTAGTGTCCCTTCTCCACCTGTGGTCAGCGTTCCTCCTGAGACCAGCGACCCTTCTGAAAGAACCCTTCTGATTATAATATCATAGTAAAGAACGGTGTTGGCTATCACTCTTGGAATTCCAGCTCTGACTTCCCACAAGATGTCCATCCATAACAGTCTGTCTCCTACTTCTGGCGTAACTTGGTAGACCCATAGCTTGGAGTAATGGGCAGGAAGGAAGCCGACTTCAACGTAGTCATACTCCTTCTCATCCATGTTAGCAACTACCGCGTTGATGGTCAAGTCGGTGTAGGAGTAGACGGGGTGCTCGTATTGGTCTAAGCTGTCTATCTTTGCAATCTTGTAGGTAATGGACATCCCAATCGTGTCAATCATCTGTTGGTAGGTTGTGGCCATGTAATCTGCTTCCATTGGAGTCATTGGGTATGCGCCGCTTGCTGGCATAGAGGGGTATATGCGTTGGATAGAGATTTCTTCCTGTCCAACACCAAAGTCAGTGGGAAGTATATTGTCTGGTGTTGTGGTAAGGGCGAAGCCTATGCCAGTAGCTAAAGCCTTGGTAGTTTGGTGGGATACTTTTGCAGTGGTAGTTGCACCTATTCCAGCAGACTCAGATGAACTGACACCGCTTACAGATGTCGTAAGAGTAAATCCCATTCCAGCAGCTAGAGAGTTAGTAATGTCTTGTGTTGTTACAGTGGTAGTTGCACCTATTCCAGCAGTTAGAGGCTTGGAAATGTCTTGCGTTGTTACAGTGGTAGTCGCACTCGCTTCAGCATACAGACTGGAAGGTAGTGTTGCAGTAAGAGCGAAGCCTGCTCCAACAGGCATCGGTTGTGCAATAACGCCACTTGCAGATGTGATAGTAAGAGTAGTGTCTGTTTCTGCGGAGACAGGTGCAACAACACCGCTTGCAGATGTAATAGAGAGCGTAGTGTCTATTTCAGCAGATTCAGATGTAGTAGCACCACTTACAGATGCGGTAAGAGTAAAGTCCATTCCTGTAGGTATAGGTGTGATGACACCGCTTGCAGATGTAATAGCAAGAGTAGTGTCCGTTCCTACGGAGACGGGTGCAATAACACCACTTGCAGATGTGATGGCAAGAGTGAGGTCTGTTCCAGCAGACAGATTAGTGGTTGCTGGAAAGGTTATAGACGGGTTGTTCACCCAGTAGCCGCTAGGATTCGCAAAGGTTGACCTAAAGACAAATGAAAGATTGTTGGTATCAGTAAGGACAGGTGTTACCCAAACAGGGTTTGTTACCGTGTCAACGGTTGCCAAAGGACTCCATGTTGAACCTAAGTCTGTAGAATTTATGTAATCGACTGCATTCACTCCCCAATAGCTCATTACTAATCTGTTGGAAGAGTTTGAAACTATGTTGGCTACTTGAGTGTCGAGAGCCACAGTTTCAGTCCATGTGTCAGTGGTATAGTCATAAGTGGAATTGTATGTCTCGTATGCTGCCGTTGCTCCGTAAACTACATCTCCAATTGCTACAAGACCACTATACATTAGGTAGTGGGCACCAGAAGTGGAAGAACCTGCGCTCCAAGCTGCTCCATTGAATCTTTCAATATGAAGATTGTCAGAGAAGTTAAGGTCGTATACTAAGACCATTTTTCCACTGGTAAGGGCTAGGATTCTCTGGAAGATATTGCCAGCAGCTATTAGTGTGAGGTCTAGTGTCCAAGGGCCAGTTCTGTTTGTGTAGACATATATAGTGCCATTATTGACAGTAATGTAGGCATTCCCGCTATCGTCTATAGCAATGCTTGGATAGTTGCACCAAATCGGTGCGCCTGTGTCTATTTCTCCAGTCCAAACGATACTTCCGTCGATACCCATAGGGCCATAGTTGAAGTAACATCTGCCTGAGACCGAGTCTATTCTTGCATAATATATTTTGCTTCCAACAACAGTGAGGGCAAATTGGTAAGACGTAGGACTTAAGAGGTTATAGGCAGACCATATAGTAGTGTCTTTACTATATTTCCATCCTAAATCGTTGCCAATGCCGTCAGTATAGAAAGTCCAATACAATCCATTGGCATAGAAAGAATATTCCCCTTGGAAGGGAAGCCCTACAGGAAACCCTTCGCCTATTCGTGTGCAAGTTGGAAATGGGCACTCTACTGAAACTGCTGCCCAGTAACCGACAGCCAGACCTAAGACTACGAAGGAACCAGTGTTGGCAACGGTAAACGTGAAAGTAGTTGAAATTACGCCTTGAGCAGTTTGCCCAACTACTGTGGGTGCTACAAATACAGCATCTGTTCTCTTTATTCCGATGCCGCACATTACTAGGTCGCCCGTAGCAGAGAAAGTTTCAGTCTCAGCAGTGTCGTGACTAACTGTAGCACCACCCATGACTTCAGAATCAGCATCTAATGGAAGCGGTAGTGTGGTAGCAGTGACGATGCCATTTCCAGCCGAATAAGCGTAGATGTAATAATCATCGCCAACAGGTAGACCGATTGTGTCGGTGTTTCCTGTTGTAGTAGTCGAACCAACATCATAGGTGTAGGTTCCGATTGGGAACTCATAGAAAGCAAAAGCGTAATCAGTAGTAGTGTTTGATGCGGTCACAGTGATGGTATAGGTTCCAGCAGTAGCAGACGGAATCACGCACAGCCATCCTGTCTCATCCTTGTCCTCTCCTGTCTCCTGAGATACGACTTGTGCTACGGTTGACATCAGAGTAATAGTAGGCAGAAGAACTATTTAAACTAACTGAAGTATATAGACCCGCCCGTATCGACGTAAGGACTTGGACTTTGGTAGTTCTGAGTAGTGCCGATGTCTGACAACTTTATGTATATCTCCTGTAGCTCTAGCTCCAGTCGTGCTTTGACTCCAACTGAAGCTCCTTGCATAGCTTGAAGTCTCGCAATGGAAATGTTGCCAACGGTCACTGGAAGACCTGATATGACCCAGTTTATCGTCATTTCGTCTATCATTATCAAGGCAGCCCTCTTGGTGGCGTATTGTCTGATAAGAGCAAAGAATAGCGTGTTCGTCCTCTGGTCGCCAAAGGTTACGGTTGCCCTCTCGTTGGCTTGGTTCACAAAGTTGTTTAAGATGTCCACGCTTGTCGGAATCTGCCAGACGAGGTATTTAGTAGGGTCAGTAGGAACCTGTTGCAGATTCAACTCTTTGACTACCAGTGCCGTGTTCGTGTATTCAATCGGGAACGGTTTTGCGATACTCATCAACTAAGATAATGTCGCACCTCTTAATAAGCATATCCAATGCGCATCTTTAAATAGTAGATTTACCTAGTATGGAGTATGTCTGAACCAGTTGAGGGGGCTGAAATTCCAAGTGTTGAACCAGTAGAAGAGCCTGGGGAAGAGATTGTGGAGACTCCAGAGACAGGCGACCAGTCAACGCTGGAAGCCGAAGTTCTTTTCCAAGTTTCTCATTACTTAAGTGAGTATGATGCGCCTGCATCTTTAGCTGACATCGCATTCGAGATTGGGTGCGAAGATGACGGACTTCATGAGGCTATGATGGCTGCTATAGAGAAAGGAATGCCCAAAGTCAAGCCAATTATGAAACAGTTAGAAGAGGAAGGATTTATTATTCAAACCGAGTTTGGTGGTTTCATCACTACCACAGAAGGCGATAAACTAATTCAGGAGCCAGGAGTTCAGGATGAGCTAGGCTCTACTTACGAAAGCGCAAAACATGGTGGCCAGCCAGACGTAGAAGAAGTTGATGTTGAGGAACCGAAGGACGAGTCTGGTGTGCCCTTCTTAGGAGAAGCGTAACTCTACTTTACTTCACTACACTGCACTTTACTATACCACACTATACTTCACTTGACTAGACCTCACTTCACTTCACCTTACTGCGTAATCCCTACCCTTCATACCGACCCTTATAAACTTTCTTGCCGTTATGTTGAACGCTTCGACTTGAACTCATCCAATTCCCTTCGCATAGCTGTGAACAGCTTTAGAACGTTAAGGTCAGTTTTTGCCTTTATGGTATCTTTTAGGGCAGTGAAAGCTCGAAGGTCAAGATTGTTGTGGTTTTCAGTCGCAAGCAGAACCTCCATTCTTCTCAAGAGTTCATCTTGTCCTTCTGGTGTGTTCAAGTCCAAGTCCTCAATGGGAACGAACAGGGTTCTGCTTTGCGCCTTTCTTTCTTCTGACATTTATTCCACTGTTTCCTTGATTTCCAGAACCAAGACCTTTCTCTCTGCGTCGAATGTCCACTTTCCTCGAATTATGGTTTTAGCGGTAGCAGTCGGCAGAATCTGCCTTATGAGGTCAGCGTTAATCTGAGCAATCCGCGTGCAGGATTTAGCAACAGGTTGCAACTTCTTCCACTCTTTAATCATACCAAAGGTATGGGTTGTCAACTATATAAAGATTGCCATGAAGAGAAGTGAGGAGAATCCTTATAAACTCTGGTTACAGAGGGATTGTCATGAGTAAGATATTCTATTTGGCTCATCCGTTTGAGTCTAGAGAGCTTGTAAGAGAATGGGAGCTAGGTGCAGAGAAGCGTCTTGGAATTGAACTTGTCAATCCTTTTTTTGATGTGCCAAGAGCCGACCTTCCCTTACTTGATGTAACAAAGGTTATGACAAGAGAGGAACGGCAGAAAGCACTTGTTGAAACATTTGGGATGGAATATGGTAGAGCTATTGTCGAACCCGATTTGTCTCATATTCGTGACTGTGGTGGTGTGGTTGCTGTCGTAACTGATGACCGCATGGTGGGAACACCTATGGAGATTTTTTACACTTCTTATGTCCTCAAGAGACCTGTTTACATCATTCATCTTTCTGAGCGCAATAGATGGCATCCTTGGTTACAATATTTCTCGGTCAAGATGTTCAGTGGCTTTGCTGACTTTGAAGCATGGTGGAAAGCAAAGTGAAAGCCAAGACCTACGAATTAGGGTTGATAGAGTCTCTGGAAAGGCGTTTGGCTCTAATGCGGAAAAAGAGGGCCGACTATGCTGATGAAGATGTTTTGGCCAATTTCAAACGGCTTGGTCAGACGGTGAAGACTCTTCGGATTCACGAGCTTTGGGAGAAGGAGCCAGCTCTTGCTTATGCTCTCTTTATGGTTTTGATGAAAATCGACAGAATGGTGAACCTCTTGCGCCAGAACAAGTCTCCTTCTAATGAGGCTTTTCAGGATACATGGGATGACTGCAAAAACTATTTGGACTTGGCCGAAGCTGTCTACTTGGAACCTATAGCTGCACGAAGGGCACTTGCAGAATTGACTCTTCCAGCAAATCTTTATAAGGCAGCAAAGGCTAAGAAGAAACTATGACCACAATCCTTTCGGTGAGCAAGCCAGTTCTTGCTCTGGTTATAGGCGTTGTAACCGCAGCAGCAACATTGCTAGGAGCTATTCTCCCAGAATATCTTCCGCCAACCCTCTCTACACCAGTTTGTATCTTCGTAGCGGCTGTAGCAGGAGTGGTAGTTGTCTTTCTCACGACTGAAGAGAGCATTGCTCTTTAGCTTTAGATAACGACTCTCAGCGTCGTCCATACTCTTCCTCTTGCCTACGGAAATCCCAGAGTCTCTTCTGCTTTTCTACAGAGTTCTTGATGCTTCCCATCCTTTGGAGATAGCGTAAGTAGGTGGTCTTGTCTACGAGCGTTGGGTTCCAAGTGGTGGCTCCACAGATTGGGCAGTGGACGGCTCCTTCTCTAAATCCATAGATTCCCCACCTGTAGACTGACTGGCATACGAGACACTTGACGAAGACGTATAAGCTCAAGTCCAAGCCTTCCAAGTCCTTTGCATAGTCGTCTGGCACCCATGTCATCGTGGCCCACCCTTTGTCTTGAGCTTCTGCAACAGAACGTCTAGGTCTTCTGGACTGAGGGCCATCACTTGCTTCTCGTCCATATTGTAGGCTTTGGCAAGTATGAAGTTTATGGCTTCTCTGTTGTGGGCGGTTGCCATCATGTCTCGGACTTGCATCCAGTCGAGCCAACTGAGGGTTCCGCCCTTTCTGTATATCCTGTTCTCGTAGCGGTTTACTGCTATAACAATGATAGCTCCTGCACCAAAGGTGTATAGGGACAGAAGAATTTGGCCTGCCAATATGAAAGAGATTGCAGTTGCGAGAAGACAAGCAACCGATACTGCGGCAACAATGTCATTTGGTCTTAATTTCATTTGGATTTTCCACCTTGGGAACGGTAAACGCTATCATCCCATGAAGAGCCATCAGACACTTCAGCCAGTATGCTGGAATGACCAGCCCTCTAAAGTAAAAGGACTTCTCTATCATGAACTTGCCGTCTGTATCCATCAGATTGCACTTCTTAAGCTGTGCTATCTCCTTATCAGATAATCCGCCCATGTCCTTTCCGTAGTGCATCAGACGGGCCACTATCTCTCGGTCTTCCTTTTCGAGTCCATACTGGGTATTGAACAGATTCTGCATCACGGCTAGAACCTGCTCCTCACTCGCGGGTGTAGCGTCTTCCACAGGAGAAGGATGGAATCCTTACTATATAAGGATTAGGCTCCTATTGGAAGGGTAACTTCATCACTACAATCGAGCAGCGTCCCACAATTAGGACAACGGAGTTTGCAAACGGACAAAGAAACCATTTGCCAGCCACAGTAACAGCTTTGATTTGGCATTGATAGCACACCCTATGCTTCTATGTTATTTAAATATTCGCCTTTAGAAAGTCTAACTTGCGTCAGCACGCACGTTGGCTTCGACAAGGAGCATTCGTATCTTAGTCCCGTGCTCGATTACGTCTTGCAAGGCTTGTAGCACATCTTGAGTCTCAGGGTCTGTAACTGGAATCCCTTCCATTCCTTGCATAACATCTTGGCTTGCGTCAGTCGCCCATTTGACAATCTCCTTCACCCGTCTCTCAGCTATGTCGCTGACCTCTTTTATTGCGTCGGGGTCTGGTGTGCGTGCTGTAATGTCAAGAACCTTGTCAATAAGGCTACTTAGTTCTTCCTCATACGCCAGTATGTCGGCTTCAAGAGAGGCTAAGTCAGGTGCCTCCATCATAGCCTTCGGAACCGCTTGATAGTCAGGTGTCCAAGCTGGTTTGTAATCTTCCTCTTCTTCTCTAAACCCCCCTTCTGTCCAATCTTCGTCAAGTTCTTCGGTAGTATGGGAAGCGAAATCTGTTCCATGATTCTCACAAATCTCTTGCACGTTTCCCCATGTAGATTCGGGTATTGGCTCAGATGGAGCAACACCTTTAGGTATGGTTGGTTGAGCAACTGGTTGTGTTGCGTCTGGTTCAGTGGGACGCTTCGCCTTTGGCTTTTTGAGGAACTCTTGTGTAGCTGGTTCGTTTGGATGCGCCTCTATCAAATGAGTCTGAAAGTCATAAGGACTTGTTTCACTTGTATACTTCCAACCACATCCATAGGGACACTCATGAGCATAAGGCCAAGGTTCTTTTGGTTTGCGTCCAAATAGTTCCTCCTCTTCTCCTTTACTGCCTAGCTGCTTGTAGGTCGCGTCTATCGACATACGCAACGCATCGTCTATGTCTGTTCCTTCTTTGGTTGGAATGTCTGCAATCTCATCTGAACCGTCTGCGTAAGTGACAACGACGTAGGCTCTTCCAGCGTAGACCTTATAGTTCTCAGCCGCAGCGAAGAACTGGTTCTGTATAGCTGTAATTGCCTCTGAAACGCCGTCTGGGTCTCCAAAGAGGGAGAACCTGAAAACAACAACATCGTCTGCGGAGCCTGGAACGCTCTTTGATTTCTCGATTGTCATGGTTGCGGTAGGGTCGTATTGGTGCAAAACATCAAGCAAAAGGTCTGCTTTCTTCGCGTCGTTACCTAACCACTTATCCCAGATATGATATTCCCATCCGTCTAGAGCTATATCAATAGTTTTCCAAGGAGAAACGTCTCCAACCGTCTCAACGACGGCTCCTTCTGGGTCGTCTGGTTCAGGGACTGGTTGAGCAGGAACCGTATCCGTAGGCGTTGCCATGCTATGTATAGTTAGTCTTCCCAGTATTTAAAGCTAACTTAGACAAAGGAAACCATGTCAGAAACGTTATCTGGAATTATCTGCCCTTTGCGGATGTAGAAGGCCACCATTGCGTTGACGAAGGCCATAAGAGAATCGTCTGTGGTATCTGGGTTGTGCGCCCAAATCTTGGTGCCTGTTGCGTCACTGGTATCTGGGTATTCGGCTAAGAAGTCGTGGATTATCCAGTCTCTTGCTGCTTCGTCTGCTTCTTCGTAGAAACGGAATCTAGTTGGTTTGGTAACGTAGTCCATAGCCGTGTCGAGTGCCCACGTTCTATTGACTTGGGCCATACTTCCAAACTGAGTTGGTTCTAGAGATATAGGTTTGCCTGCCTTTCCTGAGCCTAGCTTTACGCTTAGGATGCGGTTGGCGAACCGCTTGTAGAGTTCCTGATTCTGGACAAATCCAGAACCATAGTCGCAAGCACATAGAGAGACGGGAAAAGTAGTCAACAGTGCGCCGACTCTATCAATCTGATGGGTGATGTCTGGGTCGTCTATCTTCTCTACATAAAGAACGTCTATTGTGTAGATGTCAGGCAGTTCTAGGAGTCTGGGTCGTATCATGAAGAATACGGTGTTGGCTTTTGAAACGCCCCAGTCCACGCCAGCCAGTAGAAGGTCGTTCTTGTCGAACTCTCCTTTATGCAAAAGAGGACTGAAGAGAGTTCTCATGTAGGCGTAATCAGTCGGCCTGCCAAGGCCAGAGTAGAACAGTCCCAAGACCTCGTTCATGAACTCCTGTCTTGGTTTGCTCTTTCTAGCATACTCAAAGTCCTCTGGTGAAATCCAAACACCGACAGCCATTTCTTGGCTAATATGATAGCCCGACCACATCCTACCTGCTTCTGGATTGGTGGCAGTCCATGTTTGCGATTCTTTGTTCCACTCCTTCTTGATGCTCTTATCGAAGAGGTCGGAGAAATTGGTTCCAGTAAGAAGCGGCGTTCCGATTACCCACAGCCGTTTAAACGCACTGTGTCGCAAACCTTCTTCTGCAATTGGGATGGCGTTGGCACGGTAGTCTTGGAACTCGTCCAAAATTATTGCGTCTGCGTCAATGCTTCTCAGAGTCTTCGTGTCTTCAAAGGCAGTCATAAAGTAAATCTCTGAATTGCAATAGAGGACTCGTGTTACTGCTTCTTCTCTGGTAAGGGGTTTGAGTATCGGGCTTCGGTGCAACTGCTTTTGGAAGCGGTCTTTGGAGAAGATGTTCGCCTTGTTGCCTGAAGACGTGGCGTAGACATACTTGCCAGGTCTTTTGGCACCCCAGTAGAACAGCATGTTTACAGCATACTCGGAGACTTCCATTTGTCTGCCCTTGACTATTATGATTCTTTGGCTCTCATCCCTGTAAAGCTCTGGAAGCCAAGGTCGTTCTCCAAACCACGTCTTCTGTTCGGGCGGGGCTTTCTCAGGCAGAGTCACATACTTCTCCACAAAGGAGACTGGGTCGGTAAGGTCTAAGTCCATCTTGGCTGGCTCCTTCTCTTTGATTTTGTCGAACTCTTGCTCCAAGCCTCTAAGCAACCGTTCATTAACTGTGCTTATGGACACATCACCAATGTATTATTGGGATAATCCTATATAAAGGTTTAAATAGTCCCTCATTCCTTTATAGAATAATGAATGACGCTAAGAAGTTAGAACGTAATAGACGCTATCGTGTAAAGCATAGAGAAGAAATAAGGCTAAAGGAAAGAGAATACTATTCTACCAATCGAGCCAAGGTTAGGCTCTACAATAGAGAAGCAGTTGTGCGGTCTAAGAGTAAGTTGAAACATGATGTCTTTTCCTACTATTCTGGCACAGACCCACCCCAATGTGTCAACCCATTCGGTGAGCACGAAAAGCCCTATACAAACATTCTGGCTCTCTCGATAGACCATATTAATGGAAAAGGTGGTAAAGAGAGAAGCAAGTTAAATAAACATGGGGGATGGGCATTCTACACATGGCTTCGAGCCAATAACTATCCAACTGGCTATCAGGTGCTTTGCATGAATTGTCAATTTGTAAAACGTTTCAAGAACACAGAACTTCATAATCAGTATTTATGACATACTAATCTTTATATAGGTTGACGAGTATTAAAGCATTATCATGAAACATGTTAAAGTCGTCTACTACGGCCTCATTTGTGACATCCCGCCAGAGGGGGTAGAAGCGACGGGCGAGCTTATGGTGCTGCCCTTCTCATCTGGCGAACCGCCCTACTACAGAAAGGAAGCAGACGGCACTATCACGTTTCTCGATTGGGTCGCTATACTTGAGACTTGTTCTGACGACGAAGACGATGATGCTAAGTAACTCTCTATTTTTGTCTTTAGTTTCTCATCCTCAAAAAGATGAAGTCTTGTATTACAAAGTTGACATAGAATACCTCTAAAACGACCAGTTTTATGGTTGTGGTCGGAAGCGTATCCATGAGGAGTTCTTTTTAAGATTCGACCACAGAGAGCACATAATCCATTTTGTTTTTGCCATGTTGTCTCAAATTCTTCAAGAGTTATTCCGATTCGATATTCCAAATTTCGTTTTTTATTGTAAAGGCTTTGGGCCTCACGATGACTCTCTCTCCATCTGCGTGCAGTCTCATTAAGTTTTTCGCTATTAATTTGGTGATATTCCTTCATGTAGTCTTTTTTCTTTTCTTTGTTGATGGGATTTGCAATCCATCTCTTCCATTCCAATTTCCTATTTTTTGGGTCTTTGTAAGGCATCTAATAGAGATAGAAAGGGATTGCTATTTAAACTTTTCTAATTAAGAATTACAATCCTTCTGCTTGTGGAAGAGCCAGACTCCTAGACCATTCTTTTCTTCTTTCGATGATAGTCTCATTGCACTTGGTGCAGGATATGTTGTCTGGCTGCTGCGTGGCATTCATCTCGTAGGTAAAGAACTCATGGCATTGGAAGCACCAGATTCTGTAGACTCCGAAAGAAGCACAAGGTGGTGGCATTCCCTCTGCATTGTTCCAGAATGCGACAAAGTCAGGAACAACGACTTGGAGTTCAGTCACTGGATTGGAGTCTATGATGGCCCAAAGCTGGTTCTCGCCACTTGTAGGGTCTTTTCCTATGATTCCGACTAGCGTGAAGCGGTTGCTAGTTGGTGGAGCGTAGAGCAGGTCTCCTATCGAGTGCTCCTTCTCTTCGATAGTGGGGCTGGTGATGTGGTAGATGTAGTCGGTCTCCATAAAGAGGTTGAGTAAGGGGTCTTTGGCAACTTCGGGGCTGAAATCTGTGGCTGCCATTTCCAGAAGCGTCTTCTGCCGCTTTCCGACCTTTGGAACCACATCCCTTAACATGGCGTTAAAGATGCTGTCTAAAGCATTGTCAGCGTAGGCCAACGCCTCCTTGTCTATCCTAGTTGAATCTTTCAACAGACGGAAAACCATCTTGAGTTGCGCCCACTGGAGCAAATTGTCCATGTTTCTTCGTAGGTTGGCTTGGATGACCGTTCCCTCTTCCTCTGAAGGTGTTCGCTCAGGCGTAGGCTGTCACCTCTTGGTAGATTTCGTCTGATATTTTAAGTCCGATTTTCTTCTTCCGTAGCCTTCTCTTCGCGTCCTCTATAGCGGCTCGAAGTTCGTCGTCAGACATAGCTCTCATCTGCATGAAGAACTCGTCGGCATTCGCAACGCCCCATTCTTTACACATCTCCGAAATTATATCGTGACTGTCCAAGCCAAGAAATATGTGAAGCCTTTTCTCTATCTCACGAGCCTTCGCGTAACAGGAGTGTCCTTCAGACATCTTTAGTCACTCTCTTCATGTCTTTATCATAGACGATAAACGGAAACACAGAAACGTCAACGTAGCCCAACAATTCTTTTGTCTTCGGGTCTCGTCTTTCTCGTATCTTTGACTTGTCCATACCTACCCCTCTCTCAGCATACTATTTAAACGTTCTATTGAGAGTAAACTTTATATAGTGTGCTACATAGGGGGTGGTATGGGTAGAAAAGCGACAACAAATCCGTTGGGTGATGTGCCGAAGATGGAGAGCAGACTGTGTGCCTTTTGTGATGGGAAAGAGGTAGCTCAAGTGGGAGTCACTGAGCACGCTATTCCTATGGGCGAGAACTGCTTTGGCAAGGCTATCGACAAGGGCGTGGTTTGGGACTACAACACCACACTGACACAGATAAAAAGTTTAATAAGGCAGAGAACAAGGGGATAGAATGTGTTAACAAGACTTGCTCCCGAAGATATTCTTGGATTTGATGCGAGAGACTACTTTGAAGTGGCTAAACAACGAGCTGACAAAGTTCATTTGAACACTCGCTATATTGGGACAGATGAAGCCAAGTTGGAAGGCTTTATCTTAGAAGAGGGCATTCTTAATCTTTTGCCAGTTGAGCGTCCTAAAGGTAGTGTTCCATACAATCATGATGTCCTCTTTAGGAGTCGTCTTCTAGAAGTAAAGGCAGAGCGAACTCCATCATGGATGATTGAAATTCCATTAGATTGGGATGCTAGATGCCAAGATTACTATCACCAAAAATGTGACTTCTACATTCATGGGCGCATAAATTTGAAAAAGAAGTTGGGCTGGATAATTGGTTTCATTTCTAGAGATGAATATTTCGCTCTTGCAGGAGAACCTCACAAAGCAGGAACCGACTACAACGGCATTAAGTTGAAAGAAGATACTTGGATGGTGCCCTATTCAAAGCTCTATCCTCTGCGATTGTTAGGTGTGGTTGCTTGACTCTATACCTCAATAAGCAGGAATACGAGACGCTGAAAGAGTGGCTCCCGCCCGATACTGTGGTGGTGAAAGCTGAAGAGTTGGGAACCGATGCCGTCGTTCAGGGCGTGGAGAAAAGTAGGATGTATGAGAGAAAGGAGTTGAAGGACTTTCTGGCCTCTATTCATGATGGCCGCATTTGGGAGCAACTGAAAGACCTCTCAAACAACAAGGAGAACTACGAGCCTTTTGTCATCCTAGAAGGGCTAGGGTTCTACGATTGGACTGTCAAGAAGTGGAAGAGTTTGAAGGACTACTTTGCGGAGCATCCAGAAAGGAAGTTAGCTTTCTTTGAAGCATTGGCCGCTTTTCGAGCCTTTGGTGTGGGGTTGGTTATTACCACCGACAAGTCCGACACTGCTCTCTTTCTTACCCATCAGAACCTCAAGTTAGGCAAGCCCAAGGAGAAGAAGAGTTACCCATTGAGAGGCGGTATGAAACGTGATTGGTCTATAGATGAGAAGAGACAGTATCTCTATGATGCTATGGGCACTCAATTTTCTAAGGCTATTCGTAAGACTACACTACGAGACCTACTCTCAAGTCCTTTGACTAAAGAAGAGTTACTCTCCAAGTTGCCTACAACTTACACCAGTGGAAAGACAATACCTACAAAGTATCTTGAGGAGTTTGTCGAATTGCTTGGATACTCCTAAAGATAAGAACGCATTCTTTTCCATAATGCTTAAATAGTGGGCGAACCTATGGTATGCCTATGGAAACTTGTAATGTTTGTGGTGTTGTTCTAACGAAACAAAATTTCCTTTCTTCAAGGGCGAAGCGGCACGATTACATTTGTATTTTATGTGGTAGAGCAAGAGCCAAAACGAATTACTATAAGAATCGTGACCATGTTCATACACAAAAGAAAATATGGTATAAAGCGAACCAAGGACGAAAGACTAAGTTTGAGCGTGAGAAGTATGCTCGGCTTAAGTTTGAAGTTCTTCTCCACTATACTCAAGTTTTTGACCCTACTGCTACAAGTCCTCATTGTAATGACCCTTTCCATAAACACCTACCCAATGACCCTCTTGCCAAAGACATTCGGGCACTCTCAATAGACCATATCAATGGTGGCGGAAACAAACATCTTAAAGAAATTGGTCAAGGCAAACTCTATTCGTGGCTCAAGAAGCATAACTATCCCCCTGGCTATCAGGTGCTTTGCATGAGTTGTCAATTCATCAAGCGGTCAGAAATGAGTGAAACACATTGAGTCTTTCAATTCAACGGGCACAACGAAAGGACTTGGACGCTATCATCGCTCTCAATGAGGCAAGTATGCCTGAACATTATAAATTGCAGTTTTGGAACTTCCATCTCGACTACTTTTGGGATGTGTTTCTCGCGGCCAAAATAGATGATAAGGTAGTAGGTTATGTCATGTGCCATGCAGAGACGATTCACCATGTTCGTGCAGGAATCATAATATCGCTGGCTGTGGCTCCAGAGCACAAGCGAGAAGGCATCGGCAAAGAGCTTATGCAGAACGTTCAGAGGATATTTCGCA